CTACATCTACTAATAATGTAGTTCCTGGAGGTACTATAACTTCCTCGTTAGAATATAAATCGAATCCTGCATCATCACCGTGTTTGTAAGATGGGTCTGGATTGTCTGAATTGTTTAAAAAATTTATATATGGCATTTAACTGTTATCCTTTACGTTGTGTCCGTCCTCGGCTCTTTTTCTATCTTTTTCAGGCATTGCTTTAGCAATCTCTCTCATCCTTGCTGCTGAAGTTTCTCTTCTAATATGAGCTTCCTTGTCAGATACTTTTTTAGCTAAACCTTGTTTAACGGCTTCTTCTTTATTTATTTTAAAATTAGTATATGGAGAAACTCCTGACTTGCCTTCAATGGCTCGTTTAGTAACTTCAATCTCTTTCTCCATCCACCTATGTTCTGTCTTAGCTCTATCTTCTCTAGTAGTGTGATGAACTAATCCTACTCCATGTGCTTGTATCTTCTGACCTCTAGCAGTTCTTTCCGAAGATGTTCCACATGTAGGACAATCTTGAGGGTCTTTATATTTCGACCCATCTACTAAATCATCGAAGATTTCGTCACAGCTTTCGCAGTAGTAATTGTAAACAGGCATTATAGTTTTTCTGCGGTGAACCCTATAGGTTTGCTTTCATCTCCCCAAAAATAAACCATTCCATTAATGCCTAGCTTATCTTCATCCATAGCTCCTTCAAAGTATGCGTAAGGAATTACTGCATCTCTGAAATTAATACCAAAATCTACAATACCATTATTCGTGACATCACCATGTGAAGCAAATATACGAATACGATTCCATTCTACATCCCACACACGACGAAGCCTAACTTCAGAGTACATGTCTAATATATCCCACTCATCCTCTTGAAATTCTACAATCAAGACAGGATGGTTATCATCAGGGATAAGAGTCCACATTCCTATCAAGTCTTCAGATTCCCATGTAGGAGGGGGAGTATAACCTTCCCCTCCCGGACCACAGGCTCCTAGCAGTAAAGCTATAATGGTAACTAATCTCACAGCTCACATACTCCATCAACGCAATTATCTATAGATGATGCTAGCTCCTCAACTTTACCATCTGTAATTAAAGCGTCTACATCAATCGTAGTATGGTCTATAATCTGTAAAGGCTCATGACCTCTAGAGCCCGCTCTGTAAAATGTTACCCCTTTCAAATCATGCGCTTGTGAGAGTAAATCATCATACAATTGCTCAGAGTTATAGTTATTAGGTAAGTTACAAGTTTTTGATACTGCGGAATCTATATGTGCTTGTACAACTGATTGTACTTTCATATGCTCTTCTGGAGTTACGTCATAAGCACCAACGCAGTGAGATAAATCCCGACCTCGTAAATACATCTCCTTAAATAAA